CCAGCGATTCTAGTTAAATCTCGAGGGTTAACATCATTAATAGCATATGTTCCAATTGTGGATATATAGTTTCTATTATCTATTACTTCATATAGTCTATCTCGTGCTTGCCTCATGAGCAAGGCAGAATGGGCTGCATCTCTACACAACAAGTGAACAAGTTTGGAATTTGTATAATGAGAATTACTTACATGTTCACTTTGTTTATTAGCGTAATTTACCTGTTTAGCTGCGTAAATATATGGGTTGCCCTCATATCCCAATTCAGTTAACCCGTTTTGCATCTAATATACGATATAAGTAAAAGTTTAATACGCAAACATCATTCCAGCTCTACCACCATAGACGCGCAATATATTGTATGTTTCAGCATATATAAATACGTTAAATCTCTCTGTAACTGTATCGACAATTGATCCAGTCTTTCCATGAAAGCCTAGAACTAGATTAATTCGCTGAACTTTATCTAAATTGGCCTCACCCATTGGCATTGAAAATGGCGTGTAGCCATTTTGTAAACCAAATGGGATATTATAAAAATAACGATTCACCCAGGGGGTCTTTTTTTGTTCGATCGATGGTATGATTGTCCGGAATAGTGCTACATTTTCAGTGCTATATCTCGTCAGAGTTTCTGAATAATTAAGGGCAAGCCACCTAATTGGCTCAGAATATCTCGTTGAGAAAGCTGGGCTTAAATTTCCATATAGTCGTTCTCCTAAGCCCCTGGCGTCTGGCCACCATGGTGCGAAGGGTGTTATATTATCACTGAGATCCCGTGTTGCTAAGAAAGGGGCATTGAACCCAGGAGCCTCATATTTCTGACAATAAAAGAATATATCACGTGTTGGATTTGGCACAATTAGTGGTATTCTTGTATGCGCAGTCGACATATTGTCTACTGGATCGAATTTGTAATGTTGAACAACTGGGACTTGTATATCGGCGATACGAAATCTATTTGCCTCGGGCTTATCCAAATATATGTATTCTACTAATAAGTAGGCATCGCTCAATGAGAATTGCGTGGGCATAGTCAGCCCAGGATATTTAGAAACCTTTGCGCCTGGATATCTCTGTGGTTCCAGACCATTTACGGGAGACCCACTTGAATTCAGATAGTAAAAAGGGGATCCTGCCATTGGCCACAGTGATCCACCGGGCGCATTAGTTAAGACTGGAGCCCCATTGGAATCCACTTGTCTCGACTGGGTATAATAGCAATTTGTAAGAGGATTCAGTGATACAGTAATACGAACTTCATCTACGTTTAGGGCATCTATAGGCAATAAACATCCTGGATCTCCCCTGCTAAACCAGAATGGTAGATGGGTTGTTACATTCGTAGATGTCGTATCATTTCCGAAACTGGTATCTGTGAATCCATTATCTAATCTACAGATTTGTCTCCCTGATTCCGTGGTTTTTTCAATGGGTGTCTGAAATTCGTCGAGCATTTCCATGAGTTGACCAGGTATTGTATCCATCAATACACCACCAATATGTATTTGCGCCTGATTTACTAGAACATGCCCTAGGGCATTTGTCCAACCAAAATGTGGCCCGACAAATGTGAGTCCAGAACTATTCTGGGCTCTATCCTGTGGCGTCTTAATATCAGGCATTTGACACACTAGAAAAACTCTGCCAATAAGTTCCCCTTGTGTGGGTAGTCTAGCAACACAGGTAGAACCAAAATCGGGTCGGGTGTCAAAGTCTATTCTGGACCACTGGGTGCTATAACGCCCAGCTCTTATGAAGACGGTAGTAAGTGCTCCAATTTGTCCCTTGGGTGGCTGAATTCTTTCATCCTGTATTCCTGTTGATATGACTTTAAGGAGACTCGCCACCATTCTATTCATCATTCGTGATTTTGTTTATATCATATTTGCCGTGGTTAATCAATGAAGACCTTGTTACATATGCCGTTGCCGAATCTGACCCACTGTAAGCCAAATAAATACACATGGGCTTCCCATTCAGTATCGGATCCCGCATCGGGCGCCCTTACTTCCAGAGTAAGACGTAGTGAATTGAGCCTACTTGCATTTATGGTTCCAGTGGGGTCGTGTTTGCCAGGGTGTTTCGCAAAAGAATATCCGTAAATGAAGGAATCGTAGGATATTTTTCCAGCGAGATGTGCTCTGGCAATGTGAGATCGAAACCACTCCTCATCCTGTGATATAATATCGACACCATTTCCCTGGATTTTCGCAGAGACCAGTAGGGGTGTAAGGGGTGCGTAAGTGGGATCGTAGTCTTTTTCTAGGGTGGCACTGTAATTAACCCAGTCGTTATTTTGGCGTATGGCCGCCTTACGTCTCAAGAACCAGACGATTTCTTCTATGGGTTGATTTGCCTCGAGTGGTAGTTGAACGGTAATCAGATCATTTCCAGACTTGTTGATTACATATTTCAATGGTTCTGTAAAATCAAAGTGTTGTATTTCTCTGAAGAGGCGCTCAAAGGGCTGGCGTAGAAGCATTTCGCGATAGGGTCCATCAACAAAAATGCCCCATGTCAGTAACTGTATATTTTTGAGTTTTGTGGGGATCTGTGAAGTCTTCGTGGTAGTTAATTTGTTGAGTGTAAGACGTGTATCGTAGAATTCGAATGTCTTGTCCATGGGAGTATCAGTTGGCGATTGTCGTGAACCTGAGACGATGCGAACAAGTTCATCAAATCTCTTCAGAGTAACTCGTATTCTAATAGTTCCATCGCGACACGAAATGAGTGGAAATGTCTCTCTGAGACGTTCGCGTAACATAGAAAATGTAAGAGGAACCGTCACCCATCCATCTTCCATAGTATATGCTCTGGATCCATCAAGTGCTTTTATCTCAGATATATGCTTGTATCCAATGGCATCCGAGGCTCCGATTTGCGTATTTAGACCTGGAAAAAGTTTCGATACAACGTGGACTGAATCACCCGTTATGCGTTCGAGAACTTGATCATCTACTTCTAAGGTGGCCTCGTCTAAGATAGCAGTTCCAATGGAATTACAATACGTCCAGAAGTTCTGGGTATTTAATGGTAGTAGGGTCTTGGTTCTCATCTGGTTTCTTAAAATACCCGTAAACCAGTCGTTTAATTGTATTTGTATGAAAAGCCCTTGAATGAGATCACCACATTGTGTGTGGAGCAGGTCGAACGTGAATGTTTGTCCAAATTCGGCAGGACCGCGAAACGTAAATTCTCGCATTACAGTTGACATTGGAACTGTCCGTAGACTTTCATCGCGAGTAAAACGTGTTACGCTGGCATTCAATGGAAAAAGAGAATTATCTTGTAGGTCGCGTGATACTAGATCAATAAGCGTGGTAGCAGTGCCACGTGGTTCTTTTGTTCCATATGAATTCACTCCGTGAATATCCATCTACTTAGTCCCCGTGCTTCCAGTTTAACCGGCTGGCTTAATTAATATAAAATATGTGACTAAACACAAATATTATATTAATTGTCTACTTAACAACTTTACTTGGAAACCCGCCGTGACTTTCCCTTTTTCTTATTATTGCGCTTTGAACGATTACGCAGTTTCCTTGTAGCCCTATACCCACCCTCGGCGTAGGTCATTGCACTCAACCCGCCCTCAGTTGGTAGCCTCGTCGCATTTAACGCCTTTTCAGCAGCGGTATCTGCCTTCTCCGCAGCCTCCAAGACATTCATCATAGCCGCCTCGTGCACAGCTGGATCTGTTGCACTTTGCGCGTACTTCATCGTATCCATAACAGCGCGCGTAGCATCGCGCGATTCGCTCACCGCCATCCTAGCCGATTTTAAAATCATAGCAATAAGATTTCTACAATCTGCTTGCATCTTATCTATATTATATTACTATAAATTATTTTGTCCCCGTGCTTCCAAAGCCACCCTCACCACGCAGTGTAGCCGGAAGATCAGCCACATATCTTACTTGCTTAATATGACCCATATCTGGTGCGATTATCTGGAACAGACGGGTTCCAGCCTCTACACATATCTCATTGTCGCCCACCGAAACCACGGGTGCCTTGAGTTCTCCGCGATACGAGCGGTCAATGATACCGCGTGAATTCGCCATGATAAACCCAGTCTTGTAAATGGATGAACGTGGCTCTAGGCTGAAATGGCAAT